GGATCAAAATTTTCATGTTCAAACCAAGGTTCGTGTTGTGGACGTCTTGATGTACCTAAGGCTCTTTCTGGCGGTGTTGGATCTACTATTGCAGGTGCGGCTGGTATAGTTGCTCCAGCAGGTGCAGGTGGTTCTGCTCCTTGAATATCAATATTTGCATCGGATTTCATTATTAGATTACCAACTGCTTTTATACCTACTACATTTCCTGCTCCTATTTTAGTAGCAAGTCCGCTTTTTAAATTAATCTCTGAGACACTTTCAATTTTTGTATTACCTAGTGCTTTGGATTCAACATCTCCGTCCGATGTTATTCTAACACTACTACATCCTTCAATACCAACACTTGTTGTGCTTCCTAATGCAAGATTTCCGTTACTTAAAACACTTAATTCAGCATTAGATACTATGCTTGCATTTCCTTGTGCATATGCAACAAGTTCTGCATTTGAATTTAAACTTAAATTTTGTGCAGAATTAACACTCCATTGTGTACCGCTAACAAAACTTGTACTATCAATACTTGAATTGCGTATTTGTTGTCCGACAATGTTTACATTTTCTCCTGCTGTTAGGTTTATATCTCTATCAGCAGTAAAGTTGAAATCTTGTTGAGAATGTATACTAACACTGTCTGCTGAAAAAATATCAATTTTACCATTTGAAGATAATTCAATCCATGCTGTGCCTCTGCCGTTTGCAATGTAAATTAAATCTTCTGAATTATGCATCAAAATTTGATGCCCTGTTCTAGTACGCAAACGTATTAAATCATTTGCAGGTAAAGTTTGATCACCGCCTGGCTCTGATGCTTCTTTATTAACATACTCCATAGGAGTATCTTTTGCAGATCCTCTTCTAATTAATCTATGATCACCGTCATCCATTACAAAACTAGATCCGCCTAGTCTGCTTCTATAGTATGCAACAGATTGTGCAGTTGGTCCATATGATCCTCGAGGGGCGCCTTCGCGTTTATCAAGAGGTCCCGGAGTACTCCAACCAAAAACATTGCTAGGAACTTCTCTCCTAGCACCAGAAGTTGTAACTCCTCTAATGTCGTCTTCTAATAGTCCACTGCTCAATAATTGATTAACTGAGTCAATGTTAATAGGTTTAACAAATGTAGATGGATTAGGTCCTGATTGATTTAGTTTTTTATTAAATTCACCAACTGGTAATTTTTTACCTTTTAATTCATCTGGTGTTGAATTACTTGTCAAAGTAGTTGCAGGATTTCCTGGAACCATAAAATTCATATATTCGTCTTGAATACAACCTATCCAATAGGCTTGGTTAATTTGATTTTCTGCAAAAATTACAAGTACCTTTGTACCCGGATCTGGTGGCACTGCCCAAAAACCATAACTTTGTTGAGTTGATCTATAGTCGTCATTTTGTGTATTACTTGTTACATCATTTACACCATAAAACGGCATTAGATAACGAGCAGTGATAACTTGTCCTTCTGCATTTGCATCATTACCACTTACACTATTTGTTTGTAATTCAACACGTAGATCTCCTGAATGTCTAGGGTCAACATGACTTATAACCTTAGCCACATAAGGACCAGGATAGTCAAGCGTATTATTCGCAAATGGGGTTCTTCTTTCAATAGCCATTAGAGTTGATCATTACCTCCAAAATCACCAAACTGAGCCCTAGTCTGTTCGCCTCTTAGTCTAGCTCGGTATAATTCTTTATCTCTTGTAGTAGCGGCGTCTAGTTCGCCTGCTGTAATATTGCCATCTAGATCTGCGTCAATACGTAAAGTAGCCGCAATTTGTTCAGGTGTATATCCTGCTTCTTCTAGCTCTGCTCTGCGTCTCTCTAAACGTCTTTGTCTACGCATAGTTTGTTGTGTTTCGTCTGTTGCTTCTGAATTTAATCTTTGGTTAGGACGTCTTAATAGATTAAGCTCTTGCATAAATTGTCCGCCACTAAAAGTTGAAGTTAAAGTTTGAACTCTATACAAACCGCTAAAACTGTCAACTAATACGTTATCACCAAAGTCATACATTCCATTATCCCTAATATCGATAGGCGTTCTAAAATTAAGTTTTATATCTACTTGTCCTGACTGATAATCCATTGTTGTGTCAGCAGTTAAGTTTATATTATTTCCTTCTCTAGCTGTATAGTTGCCCATTCCGCTATCAGCAAGATAATACGGATCGCCCCAAATCTTCATAGTTGTGCTTACCAAATCTACATTAGAATTTATCAATGCATCGTTAAATTGTCTTGCTAGTTGGATCTTTGCAGTTTCACTAACTGCGCCGCCAGTAATTGATGATTGTGGTATATCAATTCTAATAGTGCCTCCGTCACCCTGTGTGTTTGCAGGTGCTTCTTCTAGTTCTAATTCTGTTCCTGCTTCTTCAGATGCCGCTAAACTTGCTTGTGATCCTAAACCAATACTGTCTTGGTTTCTGTTTGCTGTAGGTGATATGGCTTGGAAAAAAGCGTTTTTGAATTCTAAATTAAAATCAATTACATCTATATTTTTTCCGGTATACATATAATTGTATTCGCGAGCTATATTACGTTCTATATTTTCGTATCCACCTATAGGTGCATTTGGTGGTGCAAAAATGCTCTTGTGTGCTTTCCAAGGTATTAGGCGAAATACTATAACCTTAGGTGGTCTGCCTGTTCTTCCCTCTTGCTCACTGTTGTTGACATTGTAGATGTTTGCTTCAATTCTAAACCAATTTACAAATCCCAAATTATCAGCTGGCTTTTCAGGATCTGCATTTTCTCCGTAATCACTTATAAGAACTAATTCTTCTAATATCCTCTGTAGTTTTGTGCCTTTAGGAAATTTAATACTACGTCTGTTAGGATCAATAGTAATGTTATCTCTTTTTAATAGTCCTGTTTCTGCATCATATTCAAAACTTGCTTGTCCAAAAGGAATAGCTCCCGGTCCTAAAGGATCATTAATAGTAATCGGAGATTTACCTATATCATTTACATTTTCATCAGATTCATTAAACTGTTTAATTGCCTCGCCCAAATTACTTCTTCTAAGAATATATCCTAATTGATCATTTACATAATCTTGATAAACTTGTGTATTATCACTATCAACAAATTTACCTTCTCTAATACTATCTATTGATTCTTGTAAATTAACATTTCTTCTGTCGCCGTCAGCATATCCATATTGTGGATGGGGAGTACCTGTTGCTCTATCTTCTTCGTCGCCTACACTTTGAATTGCTAGATTTAGACTTGTTCGATCTTTGGGCGATATAAACACATACTCATCTGGTTCAACACCTGATGTTTGTTCTCTATTTCTTAACAAGTGTGTATTAATTACTGTTGCTAAACTACCAACACCTGTTTGTAAAATTTCATTAAGAGTTCTTCCAGTTAGTTCAATATCAATAGGTAGTGTTTGGGCAGAATCTCCAAATGCTTGTTCATTGTACGGAATACCAATCATATTATAGGTACTACCTTGGCTAGTTACTTGGAATTCACCCTTTGACCATTTAAAAGGAAATAGTCTTGTTGTACGTGGAGGTCTATGTATAGAGCCATCATCTTTGTATCCTACAAACTCAATCTGTAGGACATACGGTGCTTCTAAAAAGTTTCTATGTCCTGCTTCTCTTGCACCAATTTGCATCGCTTGTACAAAAAGTCCCATACTATAAGGTTCAATAATATCAAAAGTAATGTGTGTTGCATTTGTTCCTCTCGAGCGTGGGTTAGGATGAACAATTTGTTTCATTTCTAAATTGTCAATATAAAATTCTATTTTTCTTCCTTCACGTTCAAATGCTGTTAATACTTTTGCGCCGCCGGCGCCGCCTGCACTTTTACATATGACATGCTGTAACCCGTTTGTTCTATATGAAACATCTGGCATGTTTAATTCTTCGCTAGTTAAAACGCCCATAGTTATAATATAATTGTAACTAGCAAAATCATTTAAAGGATTTTTAAAAGGTCCTAGTGGCGGATAACCTGGTCTATTGATTCCAGTTGGTATTTCATCGTAACTGTGAGGAATAGGAATTTCTTGTTCTGTTGCTCCTGGAACTGCCGATTCAAGTTCTTCTAAAAGTTCTATGTTTTGACCTTGCAAGGGAGCGCCGTATTCACCGTCATTGAATTGTGTAGCTTCTACATTTAAACTATCTGTATTTTCTGCTACATATTCACGTAATAAAGCAGTGTAGTCAACTGCTTCACTACCTTCATTATCAACTGCGCCGGAAAGAACCCTTGGATCTGTTTCTCTGCTCATGTTAAACTCCTAACATGCTTTTCAGTTTACTTCCTTGAGGCAAATAAATTTGTGTTCCAGGTAACATATCATAGATTGGATCTTTTATAATATCCATATTCCTTTGTGCAAACACCCACCATAATTTAGGATCGTCATATAAGTCATAAGCAAGCAAATCCGGTCTGTGAGTATACTGTGGCTCAATAGTATATAGCACATCATCCGTTTCTGCAGGTACAGGACGAATCTTAAAAAATCCTAAATGAAAACCTTTTTGTTTAGTTTTTGCATAAGGACTATTGTCTTTATAACTTGCCATTAAATATATCCTTTGCCGTTGAGAACTAGATCTCCTCTAACAAATCCATCCATACTAAATTGTTCAACTTTTGATCTACTGTAAGTAGGTTGGACTGTAATTGTAATTTGAGATTCTACAGGTGAAAAACTTACCTTGCCTGTAGCATTACCTGAATTGCTTCCTGTAGTTGGTCCTATTTGTGTTGCAATATAATCAACTTCTCCAGGTAAATCTAAAGTGAAGTTTGTAACAACCACCGGCACATCGTTGAACACATAATCGCCATAACCGTTAAGTTTAACAATTGGAGGCGGATTACCATTATTAGAAGATTGTCCATAATACATTTTTGTAATGCTTCTTAAATAATGCAATACCGCTACCCAATATTGAGCTTCTAGAGCATTTTGAATTACAAACGGACCAGTGATTACTAACTGATCAATTTGGCTATTCTCGTATGCATAGAACGGATAATTAGTATGTACAGGTTGTATAGCTTGATAATTTGCTGTATGCGACATAACAATGTTAGGTGTAAAAGGAAATACAAGTCCACCTGTTTCAACTAATGGTGCAAGTAGGGGATTGCTATTAGTAAAATTAGGATCGCTAGGTAATGATAATTTCACACGCCAATCTTTAGCAACTGCTGTTGCAAAGGACGCTGTGGCTGAAGTCATTTCGCTGTATGGATTTCCTCCTGTTGGAAGATTTCTACTTCTTGCTTCTCTAGCAAATCCGAAACTAGACTGAGCTTTTGTTGCAAAATCTTGTGCAGTTTCTTTTACTAAGTTTTGTGCATACCCTGCCATGTTAGTAGCTTTCTCTCTTAGAGAATCATAGTTAACATTAGGGAGGACTCGTTTGTGTATCATAAAATTTTACTCCTACTACATTATTTAGTTGACAAAATTAACTGCTGAGTTTATAATATAACTAAATTAGGAGAAAAACTTGAAAAGAGTAAACTATTTAAACAACAAAGACATACTAAAAGAAATACACAAGTCAAAATCAACATTTTGTAGCTATGTAGATCCAGAGTATGCACAATATGATATCATCTTACCTAGTTTAGATAAAATTAACATCAGAACTATAGCAGAAGCCAAGAAAAACAAAGCAAAACGTTTAGGACTAGCAGATTACGAAGCACGTAAAGAAGCAGGTGAAAAGGTCAAACAAGCTGATTGTGAAATTGATTACAGAAAAATGCAGAAAGATGAGCTAATTTTCCGTATTATGACATATGATCACATTCCAGAAGAGCCCGGAAGAAAGAAAAATCCTAAAACTATAGCAGATACAAAGGAAAAATTAAACTTTCCACCGTTCCAACACTATAAGTTTAACGAAAAAGACGAACTTGTTTGTGTTGGTAAAAGCCACTGGGAAGGTGGAATGAAAAACGGATTCTTCAGCAAGACCCACGGTAAAGCAACTAATAAACTTGCTATGATGTGGATGAAATTATGTGATAGATATGCTACTAGAGGTAATGTAAGGGGATACACATACAATGACGAAATGCGTGGACAAGCAATATTGCAACTTGCTCAAATTGGTCTACAGTTTGATGAAAGCAAATCAAACAACCCGTTTGCTTACTACACAGCGGCAGTCACAAACTCATTTGTACGTGTTATCAACATTGAAAAACGCAATCAAAACATTAGAGATGACATCCTCGAAATGAACGATATGAATCCTAGTTACACCCGTCAAATACAGGGAGAATGGGAAGCACAACAAAAAAGAGAAATACAGACAAAAAAGTAGAAAATTTCTCTTGACTTTAGGTATTGTTGAGCGTATACTGTATTAGATTACGGAAAGAGGTACATAATTTGTTTAAAAAAGCGGCAGTTTTTACTGACATCCACTTCGGTTTGAAAGGAAACAGTAAAATTCACAACGATGATTGTGAAAAATTTGTTGATTGGTTCATAGAACAAGCTCAAGCAAATGGATGTGAAACTGGAATATTCTGCGGTGATTGGCATCACAATAGAAGCAGTTTGAATTTAACAACAATGGACGCAACAATTCGTTCATTAGAAAAACTAGGACAAGCATTTGAAAAATTCTATATGTTTGTTGGTAATCACGATTTGTACTACAAAGACAAACGTGATGTAAGTTCTACTGAGTTTGCAAAACATATTCCAGGTATTACAGTAGTTGACAAGTTTACAGAAGTTGAAGACGTTGCACTAGTACCTTGGCTAGTAGGCGACGAATGGAAAAATATTGAAAAGTGTAAGTCAAAATATATGTTTGGACACTTTGAATTACCTAGCTTTTATATGAATGCTATGGTACAGATGCCTGACACAGGCGAACTAAAATCCGAACACTTTAAACATCAAGACTATGTGTTTAGTGGACATTTCCACAAAAGGCAAGTTAAAGGAAAAATACATTACATAGGTAATTCATTTCCTCACAACTATGCTGACGCATGGGATGATGAACGAGGTATGATGATCCTTGATAGAGAAAACAGCAAGGAACCTGAATATCTTAATTGGGGAGACTGTCCAAAGTACCGCACTGTTAAGCTCTCGCAATTAATTGATGAGCAAAACACCCTAATCAAACCTAACATGTACCTGCGTGTTACTTTGGACCTTCCTATCTCTTATGAAGAAGCAAGTTTTATTAAAGAAACTTATATCAATCAATTCGGGTGTAGAGAAATTACACTCATTCCGCAAAAACAAGATGAGGAAATATCAACTTCATTGGACATTTCAAAATTTGAAAGTGTTGACGAAATAGTCTCTAAAGAAATTAGTGCTATTGACTCTGATAATTTTGATAAGAAAATGCTTTTAGATATTTACAACGAATTATAAATGATAAAAATTAAAGATCTTACAGTAAAAAACTTTATGAGCGTGGGTAATCAAACCCAGGCAGTTGATTTTAACAAGCAACAACTTACACTTGTGTTAGGTGAAAACTTAGACCAGGGTGGTGACGATGCTGGTTCACGAAATGGTACAGGTAAAACTACTATTATCAATGCATTAAGTTATGCATTATATGGTGTTGCACTTACAAACATTCGTAGAAATAATTTAATTAATAAAACTAACAGCAAAGGAATGTTAGTTACACTTCATTTTGAAAAAGACGGGATCGATTATAGAATCGAAAGAGGTCGTAGTCCAAATGTTCTAAAGTTTTATGTAAACAATGAAGAACAAGAAATGGACGATTTTAGTCAAGGCGATTCACGAAAGACTCAAGAAGACATTAGTACTCTATTAGGAATGAGTCACGATATGTTTAAACATATTGTTGCACTAAACACCTATACAGAACCATTTTTGTCGATGAAACAGAATGATCAACGTGCTATTATTGAGCAGTTGTTGGGTATTACTATCCTGTCAGAGAAAGCAGATGCACTCAAAGAGAAAACAAGAGAAACAAAAGATAGAATTACTCAAGAAACATTAAAAATTGAAGCAATACAAACTGCTAACAGTAAGATTGAAGGTACTATTGAAAGTTTACAAAGTACACAAAGGGCTTGGATTGCTAAAAAATCACAAGATGAACAAAAGTTGTCTAAGGCAATCGACGAATTAGAGCACTTAGACATTGAAGCTGAACTTGAAGCACATGAAAAACTTGCAAATTGGAATGAACACAATAATGCAATCGTGGCTCTTAATAAAGAAAAAAGTACTCTTGAGAGTGCATTACTGCGTGCCGATAAGTCTGTAGAAAAAGCAGAAAAAGACATCGCAAATTTAAGTGATGCTACTTGTTATACCTGCGGACAAGCACTACATGACGATAAAAAATCAGAACTTGAAGAACGTAAAAACAAAGAACTTGCAGAT